ACGACTGAGTGAACGACTCACCGTAGACGAGGACGGCAAGAAGAAAATCTTTCACGACACCATCGTGACCGGCGCTGTGGAGCTATGTGAACTGCTGACTGCCATGAACGTGACAAACGACCCGCAGTTGGAGTTAGCAAGAAGGCAATTGCAAGAGGTATTGTTAGGCGTAACTCCCAAAGAGTTGCGGGAGGAAGACGGCACTCGCGTGCTGACTAAGCAGAAGGTAGATCAAATCTTGTCCGCTTTTGATTGGGGCGATGATGCGTAAGCAACCCGTAAGGTTACGGAAATACGATGTGGCCTTCTTTGATTGGGGACAAGATGAGTAACGATAAACGTGAAGTTAGGTATCAGGAGGATGGCGATATGTGGCACACAACCATATACAACAACGGCGATACCTCCCACAACGATGGGAAGCTAGGCACTCAACCCGTATGGCTTCAAACAATCCTAGACGTGGCTAAGGTGGGGGGCCACCGCAAACCCCTGCGTGATGGCCCGCCCGATGCCATCCTATGGTTCAAGGTAAATGAGGACTACAACTTACTGGAGATTACTTTCCCATGATGTATGACAACATGACTAACGAGGAGCTTCTAAAAGAAGTCTACCTAACCCAGCACAAAGACAGACTATTAACCCTTGTGTGCGAACGCCTTGAGATGGTGATGCGGGATTTAACTGATGCTCTTGAATACGAGAAGGAGGTAGACCGATTGAACGACCAACTAGCTGACCAAGACGAGGAGATATTTATATTGAATAAACAAGTTGACGACCTTGAAACAACCCTTGACTCCCTTACTAACAACGACGGATATTACCCATGACAACTGAACTAGGACTAAAAATGCAAGAAGCTATTGAACGCGCCGAAGCCCGCAAGGCAATAACGCAGTGGGAACAACCTACTATCACTACATCCGTATCCGAAGCCAGCTTCAACATGGTGCGCGACAACCCCGGCAAAACCAAAACGCAAATCGTAGACCTACTGGCTGCCTCGGGCTACAAAGCTGCGTCCACCACGTCACTGCTGTCCATAATGACAAGGTACGGCATCATCGCCTACAACGAAGACAAAACCCTGCGTGCAGTGGGTGACAAGTACAAATCCCGTGCTGAGTTTGCAGATACTAAAAAGCGTAAGGTTACCCGCATAATTCGGAGACCTGATGCTGTAAACCACCCTGAGCACTACAAGGTAGGCGGCATAGAGACCATCGACTTCATCGAGGCCAAGCAACTCAACTACAACCTAGGCAACGTGGTCAAGTACATCACTCGTGCAGACCACAAGGGCAACCAACTCCAAGACCTACAAAAAGCGCAGTGGTACTTGGCGCGTGAGATTGAGCGGGTGCAAGCATGAGAGCGGTTGTTGCATTCCTAGCATCCCTTGGCTTCTACGCCCTGCTGATGTTCTGCTTCGGCTACCTATACGCATCCATCCCTCTGGTGAAAGAACATACCTGCACCGCCGACTTTATAGATAGGGTTTTCAAATGACTTGGCCCTTCCCACCACACCCAATGCCGGTGCCAGCTAACGCGCCGCCGGTGAAGTTCAACCCCGATAACCATGAGGAGTCCCCGTTTTGAAAACACTACACAAACATGCAGAAACTAAGACCTACGGCGAGGCATGTGTACGCCTTGATGAGGGTGTGTACACAATTTCTGAGTTGCGCGAGTTAATTGCGCGCTTGGAAAAGCTGAACGCCGCGAACAAACATTTAATGCAGCAAATCAAATGGAGCGATCATGAAACTCTATAACGTGCCAAGAGATAGCATGATTAAACTAGATGTAGGCATAGTGCTTAAGTTTCACCATATAGACGGGATGTACAGCTTATGCACTGACGCCGACGGTAACGTATGGCATATATCAGCAAGCGCAGAAGTTGAAATAGTAAAGGATGAAGAATGAAACTCGCAGCAGGCAACCCCAACCTGATGAAGGTCAACAAGCCAACCGGGCTTGGCTCGTTTGCATTTACGACAGGTGACAAGGCCCACATAAAAGAGCGCACTGGCTTTCGGCCATCGGTCAAACCGCCGGACGCGGTACCGCCACCACAGATGAGCTTGTGGGCAAGAGAAGTTTATACGCCACCGAGGAACGAGTACGTGCGCCCGGGTGCAAACGATTTTCTCAATATTAAGAGCAGGGGGTTTTGTGATGACTAAAGACGAAGCATTGACACGCAATGAATTGTTGGAACTTGCAAATACGTTCTATACCGGCGGTTTTACCGAAAGAAAGATTGCATTTGCACGAGTTATCGCGGCAGTCGAGCGTGAGGCTTGTGCGAAGGTGTGTGAAAGCCATGTCCGTCATCCGTCACGACTGCATTTTGCAGCAGCAATCCGAGCAAGGGGGAACACGTGAAGCTACTTGCGCTGTGTTTATTTCTTGCTGGATGCGGGCCTAGTTGTGAACAACAAGGTGGGCATTTGGTACAGGACGGTTGGTACTATGTTTACCAGTGGGTTGATGCAACTAAAGGCATCGGTTATATGCAGCCATACCCAAATTATGTTTGCATAAAGGAACCCACATGACTGAGCAACGCTACTTCGCTGGCGGGCAAGAGTTTCTGTACCCCCACGCTGGTGACCCGCCAGCACCCCTAGATACTAAAGTGCTTTTATTATCCAAAGGTGGTATTTGCACCACTGGATATTGGGGAGCAAGTTGGTGCCTTGGTTGGCTGCCGCTACCGAAGCGCAATACCGAGAAAGAAGATAAGAAATGACTAAGATAAATGCAGGGATGTTATCAAGCAATACCGACCAATGGGCTACACCCCAAAAGTTTTTTGATGAGTGTAGTATTAAATATGGACCATTTTATATTGATGTTTGTGCCGATTCAACTAATGCAAAATGCAAAATATATTTTGACGAAATAACTGACGGGCTAAAACAAGTATGGAGTGGAAAATGCTGGATGAATCCACCTTACGGGAAAAGTATTAGTAACTGGATGAAGAAAGCATACGAATCTGCGGGTAATGGGGTTGTAGTTGTTTGTTTAATACCTGCACGCACGGACACAAAATGGTGGCACGATTACGCAATGAAAGGAAATATAACTTTTATTAGGGGACGCTTAAAATTTGGTTCCGCAACAAACAGCGCCCCTTTTCCATCTGCACTTGTTGTATTCAAATAGAAAGAGGATAAGAAATGAAACAACTACGTTGGCACTCAAAGCCCTGCGCACTGGGTGTATCAGGCACTGCCAAACTTGTAGCGGACTATGACGACGATGACAGGCACCACAAAGGCAGCATGGCCGCATTAATAGCCGAGCTACGGGACTTGTCCGTCGTTAAAAACTACCATATCACACGAAAGCAAATAGTACAGATGTACGACGCAGCTATGGAAAAGAAATGACAACATATCACCCAATAATACGCAACTTATTAAGGTTAAAAGATGATGGATTAACAACGAAAGAAATAAGCGACACGCTGAAAATGGATAGAAAAACTATCCAAGTTGCACTGCGTAAGATGCCCGATGCCTACATAGACCGATGGCTTTGCGCAGAAAACCCAAGCACCCCACCTGAAGCCGTCTGGTGTGTTGTAGTGCCCCCCGAAAATTGCCCCAAACCAAATAGGAACTAAAAATGATATTACTCAATGACATCCAACGCCAAACTCTGCGCGATCTTAGCGACGTGCGCAAGGGCAAAGACTATACGCAAGAAAACAAAGCGCTTGAGATTTACCTCCAGACGATACGCGATATGTACCCTGAGAAGTTTCATTACACTAGAAGAGACTTAGAGAAACGCGTGTTCGTCGACGCCCCCACCTCCATAATCCCCCACGCACGAGCAGTGCGTCCCCATAGCAAGTCCCCTTACCTGAAAGACGCCAAATGAAAAATGCCCCAAACTTCGCAGCATGGAACCTAGACACCCTAGCCAAATTTGCAGAGGACGCCTACGTCCGTATGCAGGAGCAAAAGATGGCGCTTGAGCAAGCCCAGCGCGACCTAAAAGACGCAATGGTGCAGTTACGCAAAGCTATGTGGGAGAACAGCAAATGACGGACGATCTGAATAAAGCGTGGAGGCTGATGTCTATGCACAACAGCGAACTACTACTAGAGAACGAGGCATTGAAGAAGCAACTTATGCAACAGAGCTTGTGGTATTCGCTTAAACGCGCGGTTCGTATTTGGTTAGGCCGCGAATGACACCAGAATTTGAGTTAAACTATAGGTATGAAAAAACCTTACTCAATGAATCCTACCCTGCGAGACACATGGCTACAAGGGCGTACAAAGCATGGGGCGTATGCAAACGGGGGTGAAACCCCGGAGCACTACATCTGGCGGTCAATGATTGCTAGGTGCACTAACCCAAAGCAACGGTCGTACAAACATTATGGCGGTGCAGGGATACAAGTATGCGAACGCTGGCGCACCTTCGAGCAATTCTTTCAGGATATGGGAACGCGACCTTCTGTAGAGCACAGTCTTGAACGGGTTGATGTATACGATGGGTACGCCCCCCACAACTGTAAATGGGCTACGCGCAGTGAACAGCAAAAAAACAAAACCAGTACCCGCTGGTATACAGACGGGATTTTTATAGGCACCCTTGTAGAGTGCGCTGCGCATGTAGGCATAAGCAAGGAGCTTGCCCACTGGCGTTGGAAGCACTGGGGTACTTTTGTTAAAGGAATTACATGGCACGAACTCCAGAAGCGGCTGTAAAAGCTAAGATACATGCTGCGCTTAAGGCGCAGGGTGCGTATGCTGTGAACTACATAGGGGGGCTGCACGCTAACAACGGCACCCCCGACATCCTCGCTTGCCTTGATGGGCGGTTCATTGGCATCGAAGCCAAGGCGGGGAACAACAAGCCCACGGAGCTACAGCTCCACAACCTGCGGCGCATCGAGGAAGCAGGTGGGCATGCCTTAGTTATTAACGAAACTAACTTGGAGCTATTAAATGCCCTTAGAGCCATCAAATCCAATTGGAGACTTTTTGTCCGCACACCAAAAGCCGATGACGACGCAGGAGGAACGCCGACTAAAAGAAGTCCTGCGAAAGCGGGAAGCCTACGCAAAGAAGAAACAAC